GCTGAAAATGCTTTTAAGGTCTTCTGCGGGATTAGTTTCTAATGCCGCAGAGGTTTCTGGCGGCAGTGGTTCAACATGGACTGGCGCCGCAGTGGCTTCCCCGTCCCATATCTCAACCTGTTCTTCTTCGTAAACTTCGCCGTCGAAGCCAGAGTCGTCTTCGTCTTCAAAGCCAGGACGAATTGGAGTTATTGCTATTTCGGAAGGATCAGCGGCTTCTGAGGCATGAACATCAGGAACGACATCGCTTACATCGTCTTCTTTCACGACAACTTCCATGTCGGCGAGTTTTTCGCCCTTCGCCAATCTCGAAACAAGGGCTTCCATTTCTTTGCGTTTCTTTTGTGCGTCCCCTGATTCTGGTTGAAATCCATAAACGACAATAAACGCTGCCTCTTGTCCTTTTTCTGCGCATGTTACAACAGGCGTTTTTGTGCCGATTGCGGGATGCAAGGAAAGTATCTGACGGCGAAGGATGGTATTGGCTGTGCGCTCGATAAATCTCTGTTTCTGCACGTAGCCATCAAAAATATCAAGAACATCGGGAGCCGATACATTCAACCAATATCCCGTAAGTCCAAACACGGGGATAAAAATCCAGTTATCGTCTGTTTCGACAGTTTCAACTTTTTTTACCACGCGCTTACGTTCACGCGGATCGTAGTCCATGATACTTGCTTTGAATTCATTCGGACGACGATCTTTTAGGCCGAGCACCGCGATAGTTGGATTATATTTCAGTTTAGCCTGTAATTCCTGCAATAATACCGTGCTCATATTGATAATAATCGTTTGATCCACAGCAGCAAGATTCCCGAGGGGGCTATACCCAATACCAATACCGCGCATAGCGATACTGGAAACCATGCCATTGCTATCTACGGTGAAGTAAGGATTCATAACTTCTTGCCCGCCATTAGCAATAAGTTTTTGAGGCTTAAAAATGTCGATGCCGGCATACTGGTTGGCTTTTTCTAGGCCGGGAGCGCAAATCATTGGTTTCTTTGCAATAAAGCAGAACTGGTCTGGACAACTTAATTCTACTTTAACTTTAAAGGCTCTTTTTTCTACTCCGGCCTCGCGGATAAACAGAGCGTTCCCGTCTCCAAGGCGGAGAACATCTTTCTGCTGGATAGCCGTTAAGCGATCTTGCAACCCCTTAATCATCTGCTGCGCTTTTGCTGGCAGAGTCGCCAAGTCTGTCGTTGTGTTTGCTTTTGGATTCATTCGTCATAGTCCTTTCTTTTTTACGAGATTCATTGCTTCCGCAGAAGCTTTTGTTAATCGTTGTTCTAGTCCAATAATGTATTCTTGTAAGACCCTGTTCGTATCTTGAAGTTCGGTATTGTGAGCAGAGGTTTTAATCTGAGATTCCGCAAGCGTCATCATTTGTTCTACACTGAGGCCATATTCGCTGGCTTCTGGTTCGTTAAAGATCAGTGAGCCAATATCGTCTATAGCTTTCATAACTATGGCGGTTTCTGCATTGTTGGGACTAGAATCGGAGATTAGATTTTTTAACTCAAACAGTCTTTGTTTTAGTCTGGTTAGGACAGGTTGGCTTCGGTCGATTCGGTGATCTTGCTTTTCCATTCAAATCGAATATCAATGGCTTTTTCCAATCCAACGCGAGTATTTTGTGTTTCCAGAATATCGCGAATAATTCTGGCAATACCGGCGTCTACGGCGCAATCAATATTGATGTCGAATCTGCCATCGGGCCTTGATTTGATTAGTGCGCCGTTCTTCATTTTAAGCCAAGTCCTTTCTTGAGAAGTTTGGAAACAATGTCTGTTTCCGTGCTATCGCCGTTGCTGGCGTTTACCTGTTCGGCCAAAGCATCAACGATTTTTTGTTCGAGGCGATAAGATTTGAGAATTTTTTTGCTGCGAATTTTTGGGGTTTGATTTTTATGAACCGGCATTGATAAGTTCTCCTGAAATAATAGTTATTTCCAAATCTTTGCGAGCAGATTTGGCTTTTTTTCGCAATTCCGCCGCATAGCTCGGGATTGTAGTGACAATCTTCTTGCCGCTACTTATTAGACTCTGGCTGGTTTTTGATAGATTCATTTTCTCCTCCTTTGTATAACAAGTATATTACGCTTAATTATGCGACTTGTCAACAGCTTTTGTATGATATATTATAAGAAGATATTGAGACGAAATAGGTGGCAAATGGCGAAAAGAAAAGTAAGCAAGCATTCTGTGATTGCAAAATACGATAAGAATATGCCGGAGCAATTATTTGTTTTGGCTCGTCAAGGCTTGCCGCTTTATGAAATTTGCGCCAAGTTAAAGATAACAGAATTGACTTTCCGTAAATATTGCGAAACCTATAAGGCTTTTGTTCAGGCATGGGAACTGGGAAAATCCACGCATAAAGACGATTTTATTTTCGCACTTGAACAGGAATTAAAGAAAAAAACTAAATCGCGCAAAGTTACAAGGCGTAAAAAAGAATACCGCATGGACGACGTGATTGATCCTGACAGCGGTGAAAAGCAAAAGAAAATGGTTTTATACAAAGAAACCGAAGAGATCGAAGAGCGCGAAGGTGATTCTCTCTTGATAATGTATGCGCTCAAATGCCTATCTCCTGAGAAGTGGCGCGATAACAATATGGTTAGTCCTGAATCGGAAGATATTGTGGAGCAGAGCAAGAAGCTCTATAGGGCATTGCTTGAATGTGAAGCCGGCTTGGATATAGACAGTAATCAAGATGCGGCGCAAGTTGCTACTAATACGCAATCACAGCTACCCCAAACAACAACAATTACTGAAGCGGAGATTGTGACGTCGTGAAAACAAGTAAATACGATCCTATTTTCGAGCGACAGCAAAAGAAACAACCATGGCAGCTAAGATTGTGGCCTATGAGGGCGAATCCAGAGGGTGTTAGATTTTCTCGCTCAACCAAGCGATTCGAGGTTGTGGTCGCTGGAAGACGCTGCCTTGAGGCCGGAACGATGGTCGCTACTCCAAGCGGCCCACGTCCTATTGAACAAATAAGACCTGGCGATATCGTTTATGGTTTCAATAAAGACGGAAACGTTTCAGAAACCGTTGTCCTGAAATTTCATATTAACGACTTGCAAAACGTCTATCCCCTTACTTCTTCTGGTAAAAAATATGTTGCAGCCACCGAGAATCATAAATTCTGGGCTTGCAACGAAGCCTTGTTCGATAAACGCAGAATTCCTGACGTTCGGGAATTAGGCTTTAAGCGTCGAGCGGTATCGGAGATCAGCCAGAGAAGTAGGATCAAGCGAATCTACCTTTACGACTTCTTTAAGGGCGGCGACAAGGTAGTTCCTTTTACTTATTCTCTAGGAGCTTTTCTTGGAGACGGATGTAGTCTCGCAAGCAAAATAACTACGGGGGAATTTACGAGGTTTTTGTATCTTTCTGACGAGGACGGCACCGTTGCGCGTGCCATAGCCGAGGAAATCGGTGGGTATGAAACGAAATTGCCGTCAAATAACTATACCTGGAAAATAGGCGGAGTAGACGATATTCTATCGGTTATTCCGTTCTACCGGGAGTGGTGTTGCAGCAGGTACGCCCACGAAAAAATAGCCGATTGGCAAGAAATAGATTCCTGGAGCAAGGAATCGTGCCTCTCCTTTTTGGCTGGGATAGTGGACACCGACGGCAGTATTTTTTACAAAAACGATTCAAACAAAGAAGTTGTTCTTCAGATTGGGATGCAGGCGAAGTCAGTTGTTGAGTGTTGCCAGAAGATCATCTATAAGTATTTTCAGGAAAGCTTGTCTATTGGCGAGGATAAGCGAAAGAAATATAAGAATGGCAGCGTTTGGTCTATAAAGACGAATTCTAATCTTCTTTCAAAAAGAGTTTACGAAGCAATATTCCCCTTTTTAAGAAAGAAAAACCTCTTAGATCTTTCTGGTATTGAGTTTAAAAACATCTTGCCAGATATGATCGGACTCACAAAAGGGAATCCTTACCTTGCTGCCACCTATGACATTATGGTCTCCAACGACACCAATCTATACGTCTTGCACGACGGGGGATTAGTGACAAGCAATAGCGGAAAGTCCGAAAGGGCAAAACGCAAATTCGTTAAGCGAGTTCTGCGTGGAAACAATGGCACATTTATCAACCCTAGATATTGTGTTAGCGCACCAACAACCGCTCAAGCCAAAAAAATTTTTTGGAACGATTTGAAGATGATGATACCGCCGAATTTAATGGCAAAAAAGCCGAATGAAACCGATTTGATTATCCAGCTTATTCCAGGTAATACCGAGATATTTGTCGCCGGCTTGGATCAACCGCAGCGCATAGAAGGTTCTCCCGTAGACGGCTTTATTTTCGACGAATGCGATGACATTAAGCCGGGCGCATGGGAAGCACATATTTATCCCTGTTTCGCTGACCGTCACGCGTGGGCTATGTTTCTTGGCGCTCCAAACGGAATGGGCTTCTTGCACAAAGCCAGTAAAAACGCGCTTTTAAACCCCACTGAATGGGATTTCTTTCAATGGAAAAGTGCAGAGGTGCTTGATCCTGCCGAAATCGAAAGATTCCGCTCGCTTTACGATGATCGGTTATTTCGGCAAGAATTTGAAGGCGAATTTGTTCCTTTTGATGGTCGCGCTTATTATGCGTTAGAGAAAAAACACTATGCGTATGAGCTGGATTATAATATTCATGCTGGCTTAATGTTTTGCTTCGACTTTAATAGTTCGCCAGGTGTTGCCGCAGTCTTGCAGGAAATGAAGATGCCTTTTGGACAAAAAGAATCGTGTCACACACAAAATGGCTTTGTTTATCAAAGCAAGCTTCAAGAGGTGTGGGGAACTGGTGTTTTGAGTGAGATTTGGGTGAAGGAGAATTCTAATACTAAGCTGATTTGCGAAAAACTATATAAAAAGTTTCACATGCACCAAGGCAAAATCTATTGCTATGGCGATGCGAGCGGTGGTAATCAGACAAGCTCCGGCTTAAACGGATCAGATTGGGACATTATTAAAGATTTCTTCGCCAGAACTCCTTTTGCCGACAGAATCTTTTACAATGTTCCGCGCTCTAATCCATCCGTAAGGGGTAGAATTAACGCGGTGAACTGTAGATTGAAAGCAAGCGACGGCACTATTCGTATGGCTATTGATGCCGTGGATTGTCCGCATATTATTGAAGATTTCGAGATGGTTACGTTGCTGAACGGGTCGCTGTCTGATATAAACAAGAAGAAGAATATGTTTTTAACGCATTTAACGGACGCCATTGGCAGTTACGTGGCGTATGAATTCCCCATAGACGATCTGTCTAGGGTTTCAATTTTGGACTGGTAACAGGAGAATTTTTATGCCAATTCCATTGCCTTTAACGACAACTTCAGAGCCTAATGAAGCTTATAAGCGTCAATACCCAGAATGGGAGTTAATCAATCTATTGATGCGCGGCACTGCGGCTATACGTGCTCGCGGCGAAGATTATCTGCCACGATTAAACAAGGAAACCGCCACAAATTACGATAAGCGATTATCGAAGGCGGTGTTGGCTCCATATTTTAAGAGAACTGTGAATTTTTCTACGGGTAAAGCTTTTTACACACCAATCAAGATGCTCCCTAAAGACGACGCCAAGCGAGTAGATCCCAGATTACAAATGTTGATCGACGATGCTACGGCACGCAATGAAAACTTAAATGTATTTGCTGCTCAAGCGTTCCGAGATGGTTGGGCTAAAGGCTTGGGCTATATCTATGTTGATGCTCCTGCTTATGATAAAAACAAAGTCAGAACCGCATCTGATTTGAAGCGTCAGTTCCCTGGCGGGTACAGGCCGTATTTTCTTTATGTGCAGCCAGAGCAAATGCTTGACATTATGTGCGATCAATCCGGTCGAATCATTTTTGCCAAAATGCTTGAATATTACCAAGAGTATGATGCCACATTAGGCAAGTCTATCGTTAAATCTAAGCTGAGGATCGTTACCGAACAGAGTATCGGCATCTATTACTCTACGGACGAGTTGAGTCAGACCACAGATACGCAGCGCGATGTCATGCAATATAAAACATACGTTCTGAATCCTGAAGAAACCTATGAAAATTCGATAGGCATGATCGCTATTGCGCCGTTTTATACTGGCGAAAAGCACGGGGATTTTGAATGTTCGTCAGCTCTTAATGATTTGGCTTACTGTAATATTCAATATTATCAAAATGAATCTGTGCATGAAAATGCGGTATGTGCTGCCGAATTTCCATTGCTGGTTGGTATTGGCTTCGATAACAATACCGAGCTTGAAATCGGGCCGCACAAGATCATTACGATAAAAGACACGGGCGCAGACCTGAAATATGTTGAACATTCCGGCAATGCTTTACAAGTGGGCAAAGAAAATCTTGAAGAGCTTCGCATTAAAATGGCATATTGTGGCTTGAAGGCGCTAAAATCGGATTATACCAGTAATAATTCCAAGTCAACCACGGCGACTGAAATCAAGATCGACAATATCGATTCCAACGCTCAACTTAGAATTGCCGCAAACAGCTTTACCGACGCCATAGACCTTGCGTTTTACTTTGCTTCGATCTTTTTTGGAATCATTTCGGTTAAGAACTCAGCAACCAATGATAGTCAGGTTTATGCCTCTCTCGAAGGCATATTCAGTATGACCACTGATGATATTAACGAAATAGTTCAGTTAATGAATTTGGAAGAAAGTGGCAAGATCAGGCTTGAAACTCTTCTGCTAGAATATCGCAGACGCAATATTTTGGCCTCGGATGTCAATATTGCTTCTGAAATAGAATTTGCCAAAGCTAATGGTGCTTACGGTGGAAATCCGCAAGGCTTGAATACCGCGAATGTAACGGAAAACGGTGATCTTATGGACGATGCCAATAAGACGAACGGGCAGAAGACTTATGAGAAGACCGCCGGGGTTGCCAAAGAAAACAAGGTTTATTCCACCCGGGATGAATTCAATCAAGAAGTAACACAGTAGGCAATTATTTATGGAAAAAACCATTAACCAGCAAATCCAAGACCTATTCTTGCTTCACGCACTCGATCTTGAGTTGTTGGAAGTAGATCGGCTTTTGGATTTGCGGTCACGTTTTAATGATTTGCGTAAACAGTTGGTTGCACTTACTATTTCCGCAGATGTTATGAGTGGAGCCCGTGGCTCATTGAATGTGCGGCTTGATCGTTTATCTAAGACTGCTGGCAATATTATTAAAGAATTTTTTGGCGAATTAGCTGCCGAAAGTCAGAGTTTTATCGCGGAATTAGCTCAGACAGAATCCTTATTTTCTTCTACTGGCTTCAATACAATGCTTAGTACAGATTATTTTGATCCAAGCGATAATGCTAAAGCACTTGCTGAAAATCTTGTGGTCATGGGTTATGCGCTGCCAGATTTGTTCGATGCTCAGGCTGAATCGTTGGTGAAAAAATATCAACAAAGTATCGTTAATTCGGCGCGGCGAGGATTTACAAACGATCAGCTCGTATCCAGAATTAGAGGCACGAATTCGGTCAGGAATATGAGAGTAACAGACGAGGTAGCCGATGAGGTTGGGCGCGTGCAGGGCTTCACATTCGCTTCACCAATTACACAACGATCGCAAGCCGATGTGTCTACAATTATGATTACGGCAATGGCAGCAATCGTTGCTGATTCTTCGTCTTCTTTTGTGATGAATCATCCTGAAGTTTTCCAGGGTATTCAACATAAATCTGTTCTTGATTTGGTCACAAGCAAGATATGTCGAGGTTATGCAGACAAATGTTGGGATTTAAAGCTTAGGCCGATTTTTGGCAATCAATTGCCGTATCCCGGGCATCCTCCTTTGCATTTTAGGTGTAGAAGCCACCATGTTCCCTTGATGCTACCATTTCTGGATTTACCTGAAGATTTGCGCAACTCAATGTCACAGGAAGCTCAGCAGGCTTACGGTGACGATACTGAGCCTGCTGAGTCTGGATCTTTTAATTCTTGGTTTAAATCAGTAGACTCATCAACGCGAATTGCTACTATCGGGCGAACTTTAAATACCGGTTTTGAAAAAGGGTTATTGACAGGCAGCGATATATTAAATCGCCGATCTGGTGTATCTATCAATATAAAGGAATATAAACAACGTGTCGAAAAAGGTTTCAAAAGATAATGCTCCTGCTCTGTTCCCAAAGACGATAAATATTCTTGGCACAGAATATGAATGCGTGTTGGCTGTAGAATCGGAAGATCCTGATCTTTCTAATAAATTTGGATATATCTGGTACAGAATGCGACGCATTATAATAAAGGATTTGCGTCGAGATCCAACATGGAGTAAAGACCCTCAAGAGGTATGCCTGAGCATAATAAAAGAAACGCTAAGACATGAGATTTTGCATGGCTTTTTGTTTGAAAGCGGATTATCGGCCAGCTCTTTGCAATATTCGCATGGTTGGGCGAAAAACGAAGAGATGATAGATTGGTTTGCTATACAATCGCCGAAGATTTTCAAGATATACCAAGAAGTAGGTTGCCTATGAACAGGCGTATAGCTATTGTAGTCGGCGGAGCTGCTTGTGCTGGCGAAGATATACAAACATTACCGGAAAACATCTTGAATAAGGCTGATTTTATCGCAGTCAATGACGTTGGCACAACGCTAAATTATCCTTTAACCGCGTGGGTCAGCTTGCATCCAGAGAAATTTCTTGCAGCTCGCCCATTTTGGATTAACCAAAGATTAAGCAATAACTTATCCATGCAAGGTTGCCGGGTTGTTGGCTGGAGTTACGAAGGCAAGGCTTATAATATTGCTGGCGTAGAGTTCTGGAGCGATTACTTAAGCCAAGGCAGTAGCGGCTTATTTGGCGTTGGCACGGCAATTATGATGAAATATAAAACCATCATATGCTGTGGTATTCCCATGAACCTCCAGGTAAACAAATTCCTTGGACGGCCAAGCTTTGCCACGGATAAGGCTGCTGACGTTTATCGCCCTTATTGGGAGCAACAATTATCAATTCTAAAAGGGCGCGTGTTCTCGCAGTCGGGTTGGACAAAATCATTGCTGGGCGCTTTTGTAGCAAAATAAACTTTTATATTGCAAAGCTGTTTAAGCCATGATATTCTATTTCCATAGCCATGACTTTCTGCAAGCCTCCGAAGCGCAGATAGCCTCCAACAAGAGCCACGGATTAACGCCGTGGTTTCTTGTTTTTACAGCGTTATGCGAATAACTTTTTGAATACAGCAGTCTATTTGACAACTGGCATTCAATCTAGTTTGGTCTATTGTGGCGTCTAAATTGTAATCGAAATTATTATCTTCCAGACGGCAGAATTTAAGAGATGCGTTATTGCGTAGAGCTCTTGTTACGAGTTCTTTAACCATAGCAACGGTAAAGTATTTCTTGTGCGCTTGATTGTATTTGGACGGCCAGATATTGTGCTCATATAGTGTAAAGTCTGGCACTGCGAAATAAACGTAACCGCCCACTTTCACTACTCGCAGCCATTCTCGCAAAACATCAATTGGCTTCGCGAAATGTTCCAACACATGAGAGGCGTAAAGAAAGTCAAATTCGCCATCTTTGAATGGTAAGATGTGTGTGCTTCCGTCGGGGAGCGTGTACTGGGCGATAGGGCGGCCATTTACTATTAAAGGATCATTCCATCCCCCAATTTCCAATCCCTTGCCCCGAAAATACATATCAAAATATCCAAGCTCTTGTCTTTTTACGGTCAACTTGCTTGTTTCGTTCATGGCTTAACGAACCACCAATCAGCGACTTCTTCACCTTCGTTTTTGAGGAAAAAATACTCGATATTGCGTTCTTTACAGAACTGCTTAACAGCTACGCTGGCTCGATTGTTGTCAGCCCAATCATGCCCCGCGATAATACCGCCGGACACAACTTTGGGGAAATATGCGTTAAGTTCTTTAAGAACGTGCACAGGGGCGTGATTGTCGTCCAGATAGAGATAATCAATTGTGGCTTCTTGAAAGAGCTTGGCCGAATCAATGGCGTCGTGTCGAATCAATACTGTTCTGCCCATATAACCATCGAATGTTTTGCATGTTCTTACGAGCCACTCATAGCATTCCTCGTTATAGCACGGAGCCCAACTGTCTATCAGAAACAATTGTTTGATATTCAGATGGTCAAATATTCTTTTGGCATTAGCGCCGGCGGCCACTCCAACCTCAACCGCAACTACCGGTTCGCCCCCGAAATAGGTTATCGCTCTTTTTAAGGATTCGCGTATGTGAGTGCTCATTTTTTCGCCTTTCGCGTAGGATATTTTAAAAGATTGTTGGCAATTAAAGTGTCCACCAACCATTCTTCTGAGTCGAAATCATGTCCTTGTCCCTCTTGGGGGAGCCATGGCTTGTTTATATCGTGTATCTTGCTCTGGAAGAAATCAAAGCCTGCAATATGAAGCTCGCTAGGCTGGTATCTGATAATATCCAGAATAGCCGCAACTCCGGTTGTTGGGATACTCCCTACGGCGCAAAAATTACTGAGGAAATTAGCCTGTGTTTGAACGAAATAATCGTTTTGAGATAATTCACCCTTCCTTGCTTTTTGCACAAATCTAAAGTCGCCACTTTTCCCTGCAATGTCTTGCCCTTTGGTGTGACGCACCCAGCAGAAATCGAAGGGGTATTTGAAGAATAAAAAATCAGGGCGCCCCCATTTGGCTATGCGCTCGCTAACTTTTAAAATGGATCTGCCAAAGAATGAGTAATACACATTAGTTCGCTGACAGGCATTAAAAGGCTCATAATTGTTGACTCTAACAATTATATCGAACTTGGACAAGTAATCGGCCTGAGCGTTTACCACAGATGGCGCAGAACCCAATATTATCACGCTTCTATTTTTGAAGTAATTTGCAATGACAAATTCGCTAAATTTCATCAGGCAAGCTCCCCTGGTATTCATTATCCCAAACGTAATGAGTCGTAGGCTTACAGCATACCTTTTGGGGAGTGATTTGCGCAATAAAGGGGTTGTGATTGGTACGATATGCGTGAGAAAAAATGACCAGACATTTTTTATTTAATCCTTCAGCTAAAGCCGTTCCCCAGCCTTGCTGGCAAACAATCAAGTCAGCTCCCTTAAACAGTGCAACGGTTTGGAAATAATTGGCTGAGGTAATTTTGGTGGCACCAAGATAAGTTCGTTCACCTGAGCCGTTGCCAATATGTAGAACCTGATAACCGCGCTGTTTTAACTGAGTAATGATTTGCTCAATAACATGTTTTTCTGGGATCAGATCGTCTTGACTGCCCATGCTAGGATAACCACAGGCAAGTATAGCAATCGGTGCATGTTCTATTTGGAATTGATCTATATTATCATATCCCATATCGTCCAACTGCGTAGTTTTCGTGTTAGTTTTGCCTGGTAGATATGAGAATTTAATCGCATTATCTGGACTGCGAGTAAACGGTATTCTTTTTACCAGAAGGTGTGCAAAAACATCGGGATAATTGGTTGCAATGGTAAACGAATCACAGGGATTGTCCTTGATAGTTTTTCTAGCCAAGGGTTCGAGGTATATTGCGTCACCGAAGCCACTTAACCCGACGATGTTTTTCATTTTACCACGGCAACCGGTTCCAGCTTATCTTTGCATTCGCAAACGCTTGCTGCATGTTCTTTAAGTAGGCCGCACAGAATGACTGTATAATTTATAATGTCGATACATGCATCCTCCCAACCTTCTTCTTTAACCTGAAGTTCGCCCTTTTCGAGAAAACTGACAAGGCGTGCCATCTTGTCTTGCATGCGCAAGAGCACACCGAATTCTGGCTGTATGTGCAATAACGAAGCCATGCGGAAGTTCGCAAACGGATCTGTATTGGCTCCATAATCAGCGTTCTTTCGAGCCATAAGTGCTTTGCCGGTCGAAGTAAGTTTATCGTGCAAGCTGAATACTTCTTCGCGTGTCATAGTCATTATTGTTTTGCTCCTGTTGATTTTGAGTGTTTAAGATCATGGCAAGGTGAGCACAGGGGTGATAATTCCTCTGCGGACACAAGCAATTCTGCTCGGATTACTTCAAAAATTTTCTGCCAATTAACGTGTCCGTGTTTATGGTGAACGTCGAGCTTTAATTCGTGTCCCTTTGTCGTTGTTTGTTTGGCATGGCAGTCTTCGCAACGATAGCCGGAATTTTTTAACGCAGTTCGGCGCTCGGCAGAATTAAGCCACATACGATGAAGCCAACTCTTTATTTGAGCGTCAGATGTTCGCGTTTGTGGTGGGTATTTCGCTTGACAGTAAGGTCGCCAGTTGTCTTCTGCGGCCATCAATACATCGGCTGAGATTGCCCAACCGGTGGCTTTAGCAATAAGCCGCGCATTTTTATCAATCAATGGCATCTTACCGCTAATGATCTTGGCGCCATTTATGCCGGTTGATGAGTTTAGCCATTGCGCCGCGTCTTTAAAAGTCTTTGCCAAGATGGATTTCTTAAACCATCTGACAATGATTAAACCAGGACGAAGCGGAACTTTACTCTTTGCCATACCAAAAACTCCAATGCAATATCTTCCCTAAGTTTACAACGGTTCTATCCGTCAGACAAGTGTTTTATTTTTTATCCAGAGAGATAGCTAGTATTGTTTCCATGGCGTGAGTAAAGCCTGAACGGAAACAGGCTTTAGCCGTCGTGTCGTTGGGTAACTTGTCTGCCAATAATGCCTGCTCAATCATGCAGTCTGGAATTTCAGCAGCAAACGCAGTTAAGCTTTCTTTTTCGGTTTGCGTGCAATGATGTTCTTTAAAGTTTACGACTTGAACAGGCTTCTTGACTTCTTTCATTAAGCTTATCATGTTCGCAGTACCGGAGCTTTTGCCGTCCCAAAATGCAATCAACGCATCAGCTCCATAGTCTCTCATTTCTTTGTTGCGAATTGGGCTGGCTCTTTTGCCGTGTTGCGCCCAGTCGGCAGGGAAACTCTCTACCGTAAAACCTTGCTTGTGTGCGTAAGTCTTCCCGAACGCATCAGCCCCGTCTGCTTCGCCGCACAACACTATGATCTTGTGTGTTTTGCGTTTTTCCCTTAAAAGATTATTGCATGTTTGTTCAAGCAAGACATAATTATTAAAGGATCTACTGCCTGTTATTATGACTTTGAATTCTGGCATCTTGGCTCTCCGTTATCTCTTGTCGCATATTTGGTAAAAGCTTCGAGTGCTTCTGATAAATTATAAGCATGGCTCCCTGTTATCCCCAGGCGCCCGACCGGTAACACATTCGCTTTTTTTAATACATTGTGGACGTGTGATTGGCTACATCCGAATTTGGATCGTAATTCTACGACAGTGGTTAAGCTCTCTGAGGACTCAATATTTTTGAGATGATGCTGTTCAAAGTAAGTCTCGACTTCTTGCCTATCATAAAAATACCCAGGCAGTCTGCCGCCCTTTGCATCGACGCAAAAAACAGGCTTTATGGCTAACTTTGAAAATATCTGCTCTGCCCTTTGGCGGGAAAAGCCGTATTTTTCTTGAATTTCTGCACGGGTAATCATATTTGGATTGCAGATAAAATCATTGCGATGGCTGCATTTCTCTAAATACTTTTCTATTACCGGGAATACCTTCTCGCGATAGTAAAAGACGTTTCCATACCCATGAATATGCTCTGTCGTCAGCTTAAATCGTTTCGTGAGCATACTCAGGATATGTTTTTGTAGATTAAACATTTTGTCTATATCTGTACTCGAAACCAGCTCTGGTCTTTTGGCATAGATGCGCTTAAAATCGTGATTAACAAAATCGGCGAAAATATCTTCGACGACTTGGGCGTCGTAAAAGCAGGTGCCTTTATAGCCTTCCTGTTGGCGAAGCGGTTGAACCCCCCTATGTCTTAATGTTCCATGGATTAGATTGCGCGGGAGATTGTATTTTTTTATCATCTGTTTGGGCGTAATCTCGCCTTCTCTGGGTTCAATGCTTTTGACTCGGAAGAATTGTTTTATTTTGTCGAAATCAAAGAACGGTTTGTTACCTATTCGGTATTCCGGTTCGATATTATTTTGAGAGATTACACGCGAAATGTTTGCTTTTGTGCAGTTAAATTCTTTTGCCAACCAGTCTTTATCAACTATCATTGTTAGCTCCTTCATAAAACCTCCATTTCATTTGGCTTAATGATAATAGCATATTTCCTAGTCAATCGCAACCTGTTTTTTTTGTGTATATTATTTCTTCTTCCATCCCGTTTTTTTGTGAAGTCCCGTAAACGTAAGCGTCAAAAGCTGCGCCCTTCAACCCCATTTTCTGAGCCTTCTTTTTCAGTTCTTCTTCAAGGTTTTTGGGCATGATATTAAGTCCTTATCTTTCATAAATCCAAGATCGTATTTCGTATGAATTACGACTTCTTTCCGGCACGTATCACAAACGAAATGAATGGACTCAAACATTTGGTTACAGGAAAATCCTTCTGCTCGGAGCGGTTTGCCATTTTTACAATCAGAGCAAGACGGATATTGCCAGTTTACTACTCCGCAATAACAACAGGCACCCTTTTCTCGCAAAAATCTACTGCCTTGTATTTTTGGCTCATCAACCGGTAATGCATCTGCGCTTATCGGCTTTGTTTTTGTCCTGAGCAACATCGCAAACAGCATACAGCACAAGAATGTCAATATTATTAAGACGTAATAGATTATTTTTCGGCAACCATTTCTATGTTGAATTTAAACACTGGTGCTTTGTTAATTATATAATAGTTGCCAAGCTTGTTCGCCATGGCGCGACGAATAATATCTTGTTTTTCCGTATGTGATTCTAATAGTGACCCAAGCATTACAAGCAAGAATAACGCTCCGATGAGTTGTAATAAAAACCCTCCGAATGTATCAGCCATAGTTCTAGTCTTCGACTTCAATATTTTTAATTAACAGATCCACAGTATTCTGAAAGGCTTTCTGTAACATTTCATTACTGATAGTTAATGGAAGAACGCTTCCAGTTCTTGCCATTCCCGCGGTAACACAATCGGCAATATGTTCCAGAATATCCATGAGATTTACGTCATCAAGATCATCTGGCAAATGATGGCGTTCTTTTTTGTGCTCATTCCACCATGTTTCGTCGGCAAATCCTCCTATAAAGGCCGCATGGAAGGCATCTATTGTCTGCAATTTATGGTCGTCATGCCGCCACGCGGCCATCATAAGAGGCTCATAAAGCAATCTCATGGCCCTAGAAATATCTCTTCGGTGCAAACGTGTCGAATAGAGAAGGGTATCCTTGCTTACACTTTTCGCATCGCAACATCTTGAATCTGCGGTAGGGCTCTTTTTAATTATTATCATCTAAATTCCCCTTGAAATTATGTTTACCATGATCGAGGATGGCTATTAGTGCGCATAGCCTTACATCTTCGATACCAATGACACCGATCACATGCTAAATAGCCAAGATCGGCATTTTTATGGCATAACCAGTCGGCGTGCTTATGAAAGGCTAATCTTTGTCTTGCTCTCGTCCTAGCTTGATTGCCGTTCAATGTCGTGGCGAACAGACTGATTCCATCTACCCACCAATCTATGTGTGCTTCCCGTTTACGTTTGTTGCGTTGTTTTCGATTCATTTGTTTCTCCGTATGAGTGGTAATATAGTATGATACATTTTTAGATTTTATGTGTTACTTTTTTTATCCTACTGTCATGTCTTTGCATTTGCTCATCACTCGCCCCTTTCTGCTATTGGCAAAACCGCTCGCAGGTCAGCGCCAGATAAATGCTCAACTGCCGCGCATTTTGCGCATTTTTTTATGCCAACGCGACACCGACGGCATATTATCGCTATTGTCTCTTTCAGCCTCTTGATCTGAGCAAGCCTTTCTTCTGCCCTGAATCGCCAGTAACAGACGTCGCAACAATCTAAATCAATGCCCTTTTCCCGCCCGTGCAAATTCGGATTTATCGCGCTGCTTCTACAGTGTTTACAGTCCATCACTCGCCCCTTTCTGCCGCCAGAGCGGCTTTAATTTCTTCACGTATTTCATCAACATTGTCGCGATGTTCGTAGTCTGCTGCGTATTCGTCAATC